GGAACCTAAAGTACAAAGATTTGTTTTTAATACATATGTAGTGGGTTGGGACAGAGAAGATTTAGCACAAGAATTACGGATTGCTATTGTTAAAGCAGCACAAGGTTTTCAAGAAGATAGAGGAGTGCTATTCCATACTTATTTGCATACTGCAATGGTTAATACCATACGTACTTTGATTTCTAAAGCACAACATACCTTAGTAACTGAGAGTTTAGATGTGGTGTATTCAGGGTTAGATGATGACTATCAAGTACCATCTAAAATTTTACAGGCTTTATTACAAGATGAGGTAGGCTTAGAAGAAATTGAAATGAAGGAAGTTTTAAGTCGTTATGATTTATCCCTGCAAGAGAAAGCTTTCATTGAATTAAGATTAGAAGGTTTAACAATGGAAGAAATTAGTGAGGACTTAGATATGTCTTCATATAAAATTCGTACAAGTGTTAGAGAAAAATTAAAGGGTTTGTCACATGAGAAAGAAGCAGAAAGCGATGGGGCTGATTCGTAAAAAGTCCTTGACAACCTCCTCTGAGGAGTATAGAGTATTGGGAGTGAACACCGAAACCCAGGAAATTTTTCTTGTGGGGCAGTTCTCTTCCCTAGAAGAAGCTAAGGCAAGTGCCAATGCACTCAAAACAAAAACATTAGATACTTATGTGCATGGTAAACATAACAGAATTCTTTATAGAGTGGAGTAAGAATGGATAATTACGATTTTATTGAATCAGGAATTATATTTGCATTAACAGACAGGGAAGCATTTAGGAAATTTAGGTATACGTCAAAAGATTTTTCAACTCATGGGGATGCTTTTAAATTCCTTACCACGTATTTTGACGAATATGGGCATAGCCCATCCACAGAAATTTTAGTAGTTAACTATCCTACTTTGAATGATTCAGCCATTTCATTAGATATGGGCTATGCATTAAAGACATTTCAAGAGCAAGTATTATTTAGACGTATTGTTAATACCTTTCAATCTAATAAAGGCATATTACAAGATAATCCCAAACAAGCGTTGGCTCAGATAAATGCTGACTTAAATGATATTTCAGTGATTTACGATGATGATGTAGTTTCTTATAATCTAAATTCTGAGATGAGATTAACTGATTGGCAATTACGTAAAGAGAAGCGAAAGATGGGGAACGGTATTATGGGGATTCCTACCCCCTTTGCGTCCTTAAACCGTATGGGTGTTGGATGGATGCCTGGAGAATTAATAGCCCTCTTTGCTAGACCTACTGTGGGTAAGTCTTGGATGTGTGTTCAAATGGCTGTTACCGCACTTATGAGTGGATTTAAAACCCTACTTGTTTCTACTGAAATGCCTGTGAATCAAATGAATTTACGTATGGATGTGGTGTTAGGAAATGCTATGGGCTATTCCCTTTCCCATTCAGCTTTGCGGAACGGTGACCCCATTAATGAAGAAGAGTATGGTAGATTCTTAAAAGATATAAAAGATACACCAATGTTAATATGTGACCACATAGAGGGTGAATCTAGTATTTCTTTAGAGAGTTTGCACAATTTAATTAGGAAGTATAATCCAGATTTAGTTATTATAGATGGAATTTATTTGGTGACTCATTCAGGAAAGAGCCATAAAGCCATGTGGGAACAAACTCATATGCTCTTCTATGGCCTAAAGAATATGTGTCTGTCAACTAATACACCAATTTTTGTATCTACTCAAGCTACCAAAGATGCATCAGATATATATATTCCCCCAAAGGCTGACCAAGTAGCTTATGGTGATGCCATGCTTCGTGCTGCTGATGTGGCTCTGTCTATGTGTATGGTAGAAGGCGAAGAACAATCACGTATAGCTTATTTCCATAAATACAGAGATGGAGTATTACCAGTATCTTCAATGGAGTTGCATTGGGATGTGGATAAAGGTATTATTTATGAAGTAGAGGACATGTTTTAATGGCAAGTTGGGCACAGCTATTCTTAGATAATGATTTTTCCATACCGATTGCTCAAGACCAATTCTCAATTCTTTGCCCATTTCATGAGGATAATGTGCAGTCCTGTGCTGTAAATTTAGCTAAAGGTGTGTGGATTTGTTTTGCTGGATGTGGGCAAGGCAGCTTGTATGGGTTCTTCATGAAATATTTACATCTTGGGTATGAAGAAATTAAGCATATTATTACACAAGACATAACCAAATTTGATGTGAATATGTTTGATGAATTCTTAGAAGTACCAGATGAAATGCAAGAAGTAAGTTTTCCTTTCCATACTGGGTATGTACCTCCCTGGATATTTGATAGGGGGTTTTCTAAAGAGGCTCTTCTTAAATGGGGAGGAGCAATAGATAATTTTGGTAGTTTGGTGTTGCCTGTTCGTACAATAGATGGTATACTAGTAGGGTGGTTAAGTCGTAGACAGAATGTAACTCCTAAGTACTTATATTCTAAAGGCTTACAGAAATCAAAAGTTTTGTTTGGGCAAGATTTGATTACAGAAATGCAAGAATTTATTTGCATTACAGAAGGGTCATTGGATACTATGTGGCTTGACCAACATGGGTTTGCAAGTGTAGCATTACTAGGGGCACATATTTCAAGGAAACAACAAGAATTGGCATTAAAATTGCCCACAAAAGAGTTGGTGTTATGCCTTGACAATGATGATGCTGGGCGTATAGGATTAGAGAAGGCAATGACTTGTTTGCAACCCAAAGTTATGGTAAGCTATATTAAATTACCAGAGGAGTATAAAGATGTACAGGAAGTAAAGGACAGCACATTGTTAACAAATATAATACAAGAAAGAACATTTTTTTAATAAAGGAGAATATAACAATGAGTGGAATTAGTAGAATACAGACTAAACGTGAAACTAGGTATCAAGGTGGACAAGATGATACCCGAATGCCAGGACGGGAAATATTTTTCAAGGATGGTGACCAAGCTTTTGTATCCCCTATAGCAACAGGAGATGAGGGTGATACTAACCTAGATGAGATATACTTGTATACGTACAAGGATGGAAACCGTTGGATGAATATTTTAGATGACCCTGATGTGGATACTAGTGTTGTTCCTGCTGACGCAAGGTCTTCTCATAAGTTTGCTTTTTGGGCCTATGTCCATGAAGTTGTACATAATGATGCCAGAAGTGAGGAATGGGAAGTTGTGAATGGCCCAGGCGGTAAGAAGATGTTTAAGGAAACAGTAAATGATTTCCGAGTCGTGTGTCTTACTTTTGGACGTAGTGATTATATTTGGAACCAGTTGGTAGACATTTATAATGACTGGAGTGGGTTGGATAAGGGTGTACTACGTATTAAACGCACTGGTGCTGGTATGCAGGATACGTCTTATGCTATTGCTGCTACTACCAGAAAGGATGAAATTCCTGAGGTTGCTGATGTAGAAGGGCTTCCCACTATTAAAGAATACTTTAAGGGCCGTTACGGAGGATTCTCTCCTAATGGTAATGGTGTAAACAATACTGAAGTTCTAGCTACAGCCAGTAAACTATTCTAAACATGCTTGTAGATACTGTCGAAAAATATAAAGACGTAACTACGGCTTTAAACAACCAAGATACTTTGGTTGTGGATGTGGAAACCAATGGGTTGGATGCCTTTGGCATAAACCAACTTTGCGGAGTGGGTATCTCTACATTAGCTGGAGATACCCATTATTTCCCAGTTAGGCATCAACAAGGGACAAATCTCCCCCATACTTATATCAAAGAGTTAATGCAGTTGTTGGGGCAGAAGGATACCTTGATTGGGTATAACATTAAGTTTGATTTACGTTTTCTAGAAAAGGAGGGAATGCAACCTCACGATGACCAGAGATGGATAGATGTAATTGTCATGGTGAGGTTAATAGAATCCTCTGTTATTAAAGACTTAGGTTTAACTAGTACAATTACCAGAACTTATGGTGAAAGTCATGCAGCTTATGATAAGGAAACTAAAAAATATCTAAGAAGCAATAAATGGAATAAGGATTTTTCCATGGCTCCTCCAGAAGTTCTGGGGCCTTATTGTGAGCAAGACACATATTGGACTGCAAAATTATATTTAGATACTTTATCTAAGATTGAACGCACGGCTCAGAAAGAAATATTTGAGTTAGAGTGCCAACTAACTAAAGTTTTGTATTCTATGGAAGGACATGGGGTGGCTATTGATAAGGCTTATGTGAGTCAAGCCGTGGTTAAGATTGACAAACGGATAGAAGAAATTGGTAATAAGATATATGAATTAGTGGGAGATGAATTTAATATTAATAGTACACAGCAAGTAGGGGAAGTCTTAAATGCCCGTGGTATACATTCTCCTATGCGTACCCCTAAAGATAAAGATTCATGGAACGAAGCTTCCTTAATGCAGATTAATCATCCCCTTGCAGGATACATTAGGCAATACAGGGCTTTAGGTAAGCTTCGGAATACTTATATGGAACCATATCAGGATGTGGATGTGATACATACATCCTATTGTAATTGGGGAGCTTTAACAGGAAGACTATCTTCTAAGCAACCCAATCTACAAAATATCCCTAGAACTCATTTCAAGCTAACTGATGTAGATTTAACTAATGGAGCTAAGGAAGCTCTTACAAACAGGATTAATACTCAGATTGCAGCTAAAGGAATAACTCATAAACTACAGTTGGATGATGATGTATTACAGACTTGGAGTTTTGTGGGGGATGAATACTATGATGAGGAGGATGTAAATCAAGTATCTGTTAGACGAGTGTTTATCCCAAGAGAGGGATATAAGTTAGTCTCTTTTGACTACTCCCAAATGGAAGTTAGGGTCTTTTTAAGCTATTTAAGGAATGAAGAAGTGAATGTCTTGTTGAATAGTAAGGATGTAGACTTTCATGGGGAAGCAGCTAAAATTGCTTTTGGTGTAACTGAGGATGATGACTCGTTTAAATTTTATAGACAGATGGCAAAAAACATTACGTTTGGAGTTATTTACGGTATTGGAAAAGCTAAATTAGCCAACCAATTGAACGTGTCTGAATCTGAGGCTATGGCTTATAAGAAACAATATTTTGCGGGAATCAAAGGTTCTCGTCAATTCTTTAATTCTGTAATGAAAACTGTAGCAGAGAGAGGATGGATTAAGAATCGCTATGGTAGAGTGTATGTTATTCCAGCAGATGTTGCTTATAAAGGAGTTAATTATTTAGTGCAAGGAACTAGTGCAGATATTTTGAATGAGAGGATTATATGTGTGTACGATTATCTCAAGGACAAAAAGAGTAACTTGTTACTTCAAGTTCATGATGAGATTATTTGTGAGATTCATGAAACTGAATTTGAAGTATTACCGTCAGTAATTCAAGGACTAATGGAAGTAAATAGTTTAAAGATACCCTTGAGGGTAGATATAGATTTGTGTACTCCTTCATGGGCCACAAAAACGGCTTTGGATGATGTTCCAAGAACCTTAGAAGACTATATAGAATGGAGGTAATATTATGGTAGTAACGAGTGATAAGTCTAATTTCGATGTACAGTTTGAGTTTGGTGATATGTCTCAACAAAAGTTGGTTGAGGTATTCACAGGTGAGGCTTCTACGTTAGAAATAAAAAGTGAACGGGCACGTAATTGGTCAAAGACTGGGAACATATGTATAGAATATGCTTATGACAGGTGGAATCCTGAGTCAAAGGAACGAATTCAATCTAAGAGTGGCATTTCGACAAGTACTTCTGCTCATTGGGCACAGATGCTTATGTTGGATGATGGCTCTTATGGAGTCATGCTGGTATTTCCTACCACGTTTCTACAGAGTTTGATAAAGAAGTGGTGGAATACAGCCAAGAAAATTGAAGTTACTAGAGATTTAGCTGTAGAGACAACGACTGTGACTAGAGGCAAAGCCTATTGCATGTTAATGCCCATAGCCGATATAATGGTAGAACTGCAAAGAACAGGAGGATATTATATGGAAAATGTAACGCCTTATAGCAATGGACGAATAGTAGATAGGGTGCCTGATGAAATA